ATCTTTATCGGGACTTTGATAATGCCCGGGTAGTACGTCTTTTCGAGCAGACGGATCACGCGCTCGTATGGTCCCGTGCTGCTAATCTGCATCTTGCCGTTTTCAACATGGCTGACGTAGGCGGTCGACGCGGGATTTTTAAACTCCACAGAGAAGGCCCAGCGTTTCACCTTGTCGAGGTTGGCCTCACCGAGAGGCCCGCCGGCGCGGTTCTGGAGCTTGCGGACGATGGGCAATTGACCGGTCGTGCTGTAGCCGAGGAGCTCCTTGACGCCCGTGGGAAGGGGCTCTGTCGACAGGTCGTGAAAAGGCACGTCGAGAGAAATGATCGTCGACGTGATGACCGGTTTGGTGAGTGCGTAATCAAAGTTGTTGAATTTGTTTACGAACTCGCTGGGTTTCGGCGCGCGCTTGCGGGCCCAAGCCGCCTGAATCTTCCGGGCAGCCACGTCCCTGTTCATTATTAGATTGCGGTATTTAAATCCTGGGCCAGATCCAACCCGTACACGAACGGCTGGGTCGCCATGGTCGTCTCGCGCCACGTGGTTCCTGGCCGGACCTCGAGCTGCCGCGAGCTGAAGGGCCCTGCGTAAAAGTCGGGGTTGAACCGAGGCCGACCCAGATTGTTCGCTTGGCAGTGCTGGTTGAATGCCGTGACGAACATCTTCTGCGGGCAGCACAGGTTCGGCCCATACACGACATTCTCCGAGGCCAGAAAGTGCTGGAGGGTATTCGTGACCATCGCCACCTGCGTCTGGATCTCGACAAAGTACTTTGGCAAGACGTTCCAGATGTCCTGATCCGAGAAGCGCTGGGCGTAGTCGAGATACGCGCGCACGCACTTGCACAGAATGATGGCCATCTCGGAATCGAGCTTGTCATCTAGGTGCGGGTCCGCCTCCGCCACCTGACGACCAAAGTTCCAGGTCACGAGGCGACGCAGCACGGAGCCCGAGTTGTCGCGCCAGTTGGGCACCTCGTTACCGGCCAGAATTCCCGGCACCTTCCAGGTCAGACTCTGGGCCGTCTTGTTCTTGCGGGCGATGCTCATGTCCTCACCGCTGACGAGAGACTGGAACTCAGCCTGCTCAAGGGCCATGTCGCCCTTGATCTCCGGTGCGATGAACATGAAACCATCGTAGATGGACTCGAGGCCAAACTTCTTCTCGATGTTGTTGCTGAGTGTCCGGACATCCTGACCTTCGTAAAACTTTTTACAAATTTTTGTAATAATTGTAGACTTGCCCGAACGAGCGATACCCTTGAGGAAGGGGATCACCTGCCACGAGTCCAGGTCGTTCAGGTCGAAGCACAAGCGGCCGCAGAAGACGTAGAGCCACTTGCAGACATCCTTGCTGAATCCCTGGTAGTTCATGACGGACTGCATGTGGGGCGTGGGGATGTCGTACCAGTCGCGCGTGTCGATCGCGTCCACGTCAAAGTCCTGATCGAAATACTTGGAGCTGACGATGGTCGGGTCGAGGTGCTTGAAGTTTTCGCTCGTGTACTCGTAGAATCGAGTGGCATACCGGCCCTCCTTTTCATCCAGGAACTTGCCGACGAAGATACCGTTGCGAAAGGACCACACGGCCCTGTTCTTCTTGATCTGAGGAAACTGTAGATCGCGGCAGTTGGTCAAGTGGCGGATCGTATCAGTCACGATGGAACCCTTACTGGTCATGTGCTTCCACATGTCATACTTCTCCTCCTTTTGCGAGTAGTAATAGACAAAGTCCTTGATCTCCATGACGGGCTTCCACGCCTTGGTCAGGTGGCCCTCCTCGGTCGCAATCTGCTTGCAGCAGTGGTCACCGTACCGGCGCATCTTGAGCTTGTAAGCCTGGTCGAGTAGGTACAGAAGGAACTTCTGGAACGAGCTGGTATCCTCCTTTTCCGTGGAGGGGTCGCCCAGACCCATCGTCTGGCACCTGAAAATCTGGGACTCCATGTCACCCTTGATCGGCACGTACGTGGGGTGGTTGATTCGCTCGTAGGTTCGAACCCAACGGAAAATCATCTCGTACGTGTCGTCCACGGTCTCGATGAGGCGTGTGACGCGCTGGCCGAGCCGAAACTCCAGACCAGTGACGTCAGTGCTTGCATCATCGCGGATGCCGAGCTCCCCGGCACGATGGTAAACGTCAGACAGAATTGTGACAAAATTCCGCCGCTGGTTACCGATCGTATCAATATTTACATTTTGAATTTGGCCATCTTCAAAGCCGAAGATTTGGGCACCGTTGACCCACGGGACGTACTTGTCCCCCTTGACGTTCAGACACATATGATCCTCGAGCTTCGTCACAAAGGCGTTGAGCCGCTCGGCGTTCATATTGACGATGTCCGAATGGTGGAGTTCCATTCGGATCTCGTTTGTTTTTTCAGGAGTCGCGTGGTCGATCGTCTGCACGCGCTCCATTTCTAAGTTAGCGTCACATATTTTTAAGCGGGAGGCGCCGGTGGAGCCTTGCTCAGGACACTCAGAATCTTAATCAGAATTTTGTTCTGCATCTCCAGGGCCACCTTGACCCCGACCATGGCACTGGCGACCGTCTCCCCATCCTCGGTCGTGAACATCTGGCCCAGGGCGTCCAGGAGGTCACCACCGTCATCCATCTCCATCTCCTCGTCAAAATCCATCTCCTCATCCTCGGGCACGTCTTCGATATCGGGCTTGGCGGACATTTGAAATTATCAGAGAGTTTTGTTTTAGTTTTTAGGCGCGGGTGCTTACAGGGGCAGGCCCTTGCTGACCATGGCGTTCTTGAGGGTACGGTAAGCGTTAGCCAGCTGGGCGTTGGTATTAGCCGCCGCAGCGTTGGCCACCGCAGCGTTGCCAGCCGCCACCGCAGCGCCTCTGTTGTTGGTGGCGTTGGGGCTCTTGGCGGCGTTCAGGGCGGCCCGGGCCGCATTATTATTAGCCTTGGCGGCGTTCGCCTGAGCCTTGGCGTTGACATTCTGAGCGGCGACGACGTTGGCCTGGGCCGCCGCCACGCCCATGCTCGCGTTGGCCGCCTTGTTGCCAGCAGCCACGGGCACGATGCCATCCTGTACCGCACCAGCCATGGCGCCGGCGTTCGCGGCATTGGTCTTGGCCGCGGTCATCATAGTAGAGTTCATAATTACTCTAGTCCGAGAAATTTTCCCAGGGCGCGTCAGTGATCGGTCCCAAATTTTTTTCTCGGGCCATAGTACAAATGGCCGGTGGACTTATGCAGCTCGTTGCTTATGGCGCTCAGGATGTGTACCTGACTGGGCAGCCCAAGGTTACCTTCTTCCAGGCGGTGTACAAGCGCCACACCAACTTCGCGATGGAGAACATCCAGCAGACGGTGAACGGCACGGCGACCCCCTCGGGCCGCGTGTCCGTGACCATCGCCCGCAACGGCGACCTGGTCGGCAACATGTACGTGTCCCTGCTGCCGGCGGCGGCTAACGTGGCGTCCGACAACTCGTCGGCCGACACCTGCTGGATCGCCGAGCGCGCCATTGCGGCTCTGGAGCTGACCATCGGTGGCCAGCGCATCGACAAGCACTACCAGACCTGGTGGCGCCTGTACGCCGAGACCTTCCTCGGCGAGTCGGACAAGATCAACTACGGCAAGATGACGTCGAGCCCGGTGTCCACCATCAACACGACCAACACCCCCCGCGTGTACCTGCCCCTGATCTTCTTCTTCAACCGCAACCCGGGCCTGTACCTGCCGCTGATTGCCCTGCAGTACCACGAGGTGCGCCTGGACTTCGACCTGACCACGTACTACAGCAACTACTTCACGACCGACTTCCAGGTCTGGGCCAACTACGTGTACCTGGACACTGAGGAGCGCCGCCGCTTCGCCCAGAAGGGCCACGAGTACCTGATCGAGCAGGTCCAGCACACCGGCGGCGACTCGATCGCCACCGTGAACGACTCCGCTCAGCTGGTCCGCCTGTCCTTCAACCACCCGGTGAAGGAGCTGATCTGGTGCTACGCCAACGCCACCGCCACGGTGGTGAACAGCATGTGGAACTTCTCCACGGCGACGGCCAACGTGAACGTGACGGTGAGCCCGCTGGCGTCCACCGGCGCGACCCTGCTGCCCCACGAGGTGGGCTGCCCCCACCTGGTGTCCAATGTGTCCGGCGTGTCCAACGTGTTCTGGGTTGAGGAGGGTGTCCGTGCCGCCGGCGCCGCTGGCTACGAGGTGGGTCCGCTGAACCAGTTCAAGCTGATCCTGAACGGCCAGGACCGCTTCAAGGAGCAGATCGGCAAGTACTTCAACCAGTACCAGCCGTATGTGTACCACACCGGCGTGCCCTACCCGGGCATCTACGTGTACTCCTTCGCGCTGCAGCCGGAGGAGCACCAGCCGACCGGCACCTGCAACTTCTCGCGCATTGACAACGCTCAGGTGTCCGTGGCGCTGAAGAACGGCTCGCAGGCGACCCTGCAGAAGCTGTTCGCGGTGAACTACAACATCCTG